TTGCTTTTGCTAAATCGTTTGTAGCTAAGATAGTATCAAAACTTTGTCCTGTAAGAACTGCTTGTACTTCTGGACTCACTGTATATCTAATACGATCGTTTACCATTTTGTCTAGTATTCTTCCTAGTTCAGCGTCGTTAGGAATCTCACCTGTATTTACTAACTTAGTAAGACCTGCAACAACATCTGGATTTATTGTTTGCACACCTCTACTAATCATTCCATCAACAATACTTTGTTGTGTATTTAGAGAGTTTTGTGCATACTGTGCAGGATCACTTGCAAATAATTCTGCTGCTGCTCTCTCTGATGGTGTATGTGTTTGCCACCATGTAGTACGTTCTAAATCTGCTTGTCGTACTGTTTCACCTTCTAATGCTGCTTCTATTGCCACTGCTAAAAAATCTAATCTACCATCATCAGTTTCAGATAATATCCACTCACTATACTTTGCTTCTTCCATAAGTGCGTTTACAAGATGATCGTAAGGTTGTGCGCCTTGTTCTGCTGTGTTAAATAATAATTGGTTAGCATTACCAAAATAAAAACTATTGTTATATTCCTGTCCAGTTATATCTGAAGTGCCTTCTATAATATTGTAATTACTATCAACAACAACATTTGCTACTAAATTTGTACTAGCTGTTTTATCTTTTATAGCGTTGTAATCTGTAATTTCATAACGCCATGTAAATGCACCTGCTGCACCTTCAAATGCAGGTAACTGTGCAACTAAATAAAATTTACTACCAAACTCTGTTATTTCTTCCCATATCTCAAAATCTTTAGATATAGTATTAATTAATTTATTTTGATCTTTTTCTACTACTGCCATCTACTTTGTAAACTTCCCACTAAATGTTCTTTTAATTCTATCATACATTGGATCCTCAACCTTTTCTTCTTCTAGGCTTGGAGACTTAATTGTTTTTGTTAGTTTATCTGCAGTTGTAGGTACATAACCAAAACCTGTTACCATACCAGTTTCTGCTACACCTTCTATAAGTTCTCCTGTCTTCTTTATAATTATATCTGTAGGTGTTATTCTCTCCGCGTTTTCAAGCTGTTCGTTTATATATTTCCAATCTGGTGTATATTCATCTCTGTTAATTTTAGCACCGTATGGCTCTGCCATAATGTTGTACATGTCAATCATGTAGTTTGTAGCAAGTTTTTCTAGCTCTGGTTTTGCTGCAACAAGTCCGTAAAATAATAAAACAGCTGTTTCATATATATCTAATAACTCACCTGCACCAGAAAATGTAGTCCATCTTACTGACATCTCTGATAATTTTTTACTTAACTTATTTCTTACAACAGTTTCTAATGGTAATTTATTAGCTATCTCATCTGCTTTGTTTTGAAATATACCTGTCATTTCTTGTAGCTCTTGTGCTTGTTCTGGTGTTATTCTTGTGTTACCATTTGCAAACTGTTCAATATCATTCATGTCATAAAATTCTACTGTATCATCAGCAACCTCATTTAATTTATCTATTGCTTCATCAGACAAATTAGATGTATCTATAGGTCCTTCTTCTACTATTCCTAATTCTCTTGCTAAGTCAAGTAAATCATCATCACCTAAATCTGCAGGTGTATCAGGTATTTCTACATTAGGATCAACACCACCTAATGCTCTAGGATCAGTAGCTTTGTTTATTTCATCAATATCTTTTATTAATTGGTCTCTCTGTGCGTCTGATAGATCTGGCAGATTATCTATTGTTTTTAATTTCTGTTCATCAATTAAACCTGGTAATTCGTTTTTTAAATTTTTAGCGTCATTTTCTATTAAATTATCGTATATCTCTAATTCCTGTAAAGACAAATCTACATCATTTTTACGATTTATCTGTTTATATCTTTCATCAAGTATGAGTAACCTATCGCTCATTGCTTCCATAAGTAATTTTTTATCTTCAATCGATAAATTTTTTGCATAGTCAAAAGCAATATCGTACTGTTGCATTATTAAATTTAAAAACTTTTTTCTATCTTGATACTCTAGATTCATACTCCATAAATGAAATTGAGTACGATCATAAATTGATGTACCTTTTATATCATCTAATACTGCAGGCATTGGAGTATCAGAAGGTCTACCACCAAAAAATATTTTAAATTCTTCTAGTGGTACATTCTCACGATATTCATATCCTGGTCCTTTTCTAGTTATAGATCCGTCAGGATTCTCTGTGATTTCTTCTGTTATTTCTTCTTCTGCTTCACGTCTTAATCTATTTGCTTCATCAATATCATCATTTATGCCACTAATATCGTCTGGTGCTTTTGCAGAAAAATCGTCCCAATCTTTTATATCTGTTTTGTGGAAACCAAATTCATTATGTTCTATTATAAAATTTTCAGTAAAAGATGTTCCATTTTTAGTAGGTGTTAATTTATTATCTAAGGTATTTGCTATTTCTTTAAATTTAATTAATTCATCAGTTTGTTGTGATGTTATAAAAATTTCATCTGCATAACTATTAAGATCTTTTGCATTCATAACATCAGAATGTATATTGCTTGCATTAGTTGTATTTAAACTATCGCTTGCTATTTCTGATAATTTGTAATATTGTTTTTTAAATTCTTCAAACAATTCTTCTATAGTTAAGTTATCGTAATCCATTAGTCTCTCTTTATCATCTTTGCTATTTGATCACCTAACAAACCATATCTACCTTCTGGTTTTGGTCCTCCAGGTATTATGCCAAAAAACTGTTTTACAATAGTCTCAAATGATTTAAAAACTTCTTCGACATCATCTTCTATAAATGTTTTTTTAGCTAATGCTTCTCTTTGTTTTCTTCTACGTTCATCTTCTAAAGGTGTACCTGTATCTACAAATTTTGGTACTGTAGTTGTAGTAGTGCTTGGTGTAGTAGTTGTCGTAGATGTTGTTGTAGGTGTAGGTGTTTCTGTTTGTAAATATTCTATTTCATCATTGACTCTTAATGTTAAACCTTGTTTTACATTTTTGTCTGATCCACTTATGCTATCTAACATAAGAACAGCTAATGACTCATAATCTTTATTAGCAGCTGCTGTGTACATAGATTTTTTAGATATTGCACTACCTCTGTTAAATGTTGCGATAACCATGTAATCAAATGCTTTTTGATCTAATTGCACACCAAAATTATTCATACGATTATTCACTCTTAGTTGATGTTCTTGTAAATCATCTAGTAATAATTGTTCTGCTTCTTCTATTGTTATTACTGTGCCTGGTTGTACTGGTGTACCTGATGACCTACCTGTATGACCGTAACCAATAGTTTGTACGCCAGTGCCATCGTCATACGCTTCTAATCTAAGTGTTTCTTTTTCTTTTATGAACTCAATACCTTCAGGAGATATTGTCATATCCCCTTCGTTATCCACTAGCCAACCTGGACATAGTGTCGAGAGTAGTAAACAAGTAGCTAAGATCATTACGTTCCTTTGTAGCTTTTTCTTTTGCTGCTACTTCTGCACCAAATAAACCATCAGCGTATTCTTCTAGACTAGCAGTTGGTGTCTCTGGAACGACAAGGTTTTTATCTGCACCAGGAAACATACGTTGTGCTAAATCGAAGTTCTTGTTATAATCTGCTACTGCTGTTTGATAGTCTCTACTACTTGCTACATAGAAGTCTGCTAATGCAACCATCTCTGCTTCTGATAATTCTCTATCTATACCTATAGCACGTAAAGCACCATTTATCTCTGTTTTTACAGCTGATGGACTAGGTTCTATAAATACTTTAGGTAATAATGGTGGTCGTTTATATAACCTATCTTTTTCTGCTGCTAAATGTGTACCTATATCTGATAACTCATAGTTAGCATTTGTCATTGCTGACAACATAGCTGTTTGACTTGCAGCACCCCAACTTCCTTGCTCAAAAAACCAATCATCATAACTTAAATATCCTGCTTGTAATAAATCTGTTTGTACAGCTAGTCTCTCTTGCGGCAACATATTAAAACCTATTTGTATATGATCTTGATTACCATATCTATTTTTTACATCTTCTTCTGTAAGTGTTATTGTTTCTGCTGCCATGTCACTAGGTGTAAGTTCTCTGCCTTCTTCAAACACTGCTGCTAAATCAGGATTTTTATATACAGTATATCCTGGTGTAATACCACCAAACAAACCATAATTACCAGAAAACTCACTTTGTCCTAGTAATGTTTCTCTTGCTTGTTCGATTGCTTTAGATTCTTGTGTTCTTAATAATGTATACCCACCATCGAGTTGACCTTCTTCTAATTGAACGTACTCACTCTCTGTAACAACTCTTTGTTCTATTTCGCCTGTGGCATTGTTCATTATTGTTATAGCACCACCTGCTTCTTTGACAGTTTTGTATGTGCCATCACTTATATCTTTTACTCTATCGTTGTATTCTCCGCTAAATTCATAGTTGCCTGGATCACCTGACATAATAGGTTCATACAATACAGTAGGTTCTGCTCTAAAACCTTGCTTAGGTACTTTTGTTCTACCAGGTTCAACTTCTCTAAATAATTGCATAGTATCTTCTGGATTGTCATAATTTTTTTTGTATGCGTCATACTCATCTGTAGAGAACAACACAACACCTTTACCACCACCAGGTTTTACTAATGCACCTATCTGTCCTGTAGAGTCATACCAATCGTCTAATTTATCTACTAAATAATTAAAATAATCTACTGCTTCATCTGCTTGTATAACACCTGCTGATATATCCATACCTTTAAAAACATCTATTCTTACGTCTAAAGGTGTATTGACTAACCATGTTTCATATTGTCCTGGTGCATATCCTGCAGGATCACCTTCTAGTTCTACTGCACCTATTGCGTCATTTAGTGCATTTGTAAAAACATTTTTTGTAACGCTTGTCATACCTAAACCAGATACAGAATCTTGTGATTGTGCTGTATCGTATATTTTTAATGCAGTGTTTACTTTTGCAATAAATAAAGAATCAGATATGTTTTCTTTTACATAACCATTTAGTTCTGCAACAAAAGGATCGTTGTCTGGTACTTGTCTTTGTGCAATAATGCTGTCAACTATAGATTGTTTATATTCTTCTGTCATGCTTCTCCCTGCTGCGTAGGCAAATAAGCGCCATATTCAACCATTGTATCATAATCATACTCTAGATCCTCTAAGAACTGTGTCCTCTCTTGGAATAATGGTAATAGTAAGTTTTGTGCAATAACATAGAAATCATCATTAGATACTGCTATTTGTCCAATAAAATCTCTAAGTTGTTGTCTCTCAACTAGCATTGTACGTGATGTACGCCAACCGTTAGATGACAAACCTTTACCTAATGATTTTTTTTCTAGTATTGCTATATAATCTAATACTTGTGCAACAGCTTTACCTGTTTCTGTTTTACGTAACTTAGGACTATTTTCCCAGTTTTTTAACTCTTCGTATTGTGCGTCTAATGTACCACGCTGTGGTAAACCAGGTATTGATGTATCGAATCCTGGATATTTAGTTGCAGCTATATTTCTTTTAAGTGCTAATAATCTTGATCTTTGTTTTGCCTGATATGGATCTGTAATGTCAAACTGTGCTAAAGAAGCTACTCTCTCTTCTTCCATAAAAAATTCACCTAATCTTTGATTACGTGTAGCTAACCATTCTTCTGGTGTTAAAGGTTCTCTTTGTTCATTGTATATAGTTCTTGTATATGCTTCATAGTCAAAAGGACCACCACCACCATTTGGCACTGCATAGAATGCTGTAAGTTTATATTCTTCAAATAACTCTGGATTTTCTTTTTCAAACTGTACACCACGTTCATCTACAGGTCTAGGTTCTACAACTATAGATTTAGGTGTAGCAATATCTAACGGATTAAAACCAAACTCATCTATAAAATATTTTGTAGCAGAATAATTATCACCAGGTGCAAATAATAAATTACCTGTGACTGGATCTTTAGGTGGTGTTTCTATAAGTTCTCTATATCTATCTGCAAGTATTTGCATAGAATATACGTTGCCTGCATTCTTAGGATCACCTATATCAAATCTAGGATTTAATCCTGTAGGACCTACAAACTGTGAAAACATCTTTATTAATGTAAGATTTCTACCTACAGTTCTAGATCTCTCTAATAATCTTTGTTGTGCTTCTGGTGTCATATCATCTTCACCATTTGCTTTTAGTATTCTATATACATCAATAGTTGTATTAGCTGCAATACGTGACAACTCACCTGGAGGTGCGTCTTCGTTAAACATAAAAGCAGCACGTACACCGTTTTTTAACCATGCCGGTACACCTGCTTCTTGTATCAAGTCACCTGGTGTTTTAACTGTAGGTAAACCATAAGGAAATAAAAACTTTTGTGTTTCTGTAAATTTAGGTGTACCCTCTAAAAAGAATGCTGCAGGTATAGCAGCTGTAGGACCGATACCTGGTACAACTTCTAATGCAATGTTAAGAGAACCTGCATAACCTGGTAATCTAACGCCTACATTTCTATCTTGACCAAATATAGCGTCAGATACTAAATCATCTACTAATGGATAATAAAATATTTCTTCGCCTGTAACTTCGTCTTCTGATAAAAACCCTTCTCCTTCTACAGGACTAAATGGATTTTTGTCACGTGCAGCTTGTACAGTTACTTGACCTCTTCTTACAATCTCTGGATTTTCTTTTAGTAACTTAGCCCATGTAGATAATATTTCTACGTATGCTTCACCAAACGGAAATATACCTCTAAGGTTGTAGGTAATCTTACTACGCTTACTTAGATCGTATAACAAACCTTGTAGTTCTTCTAGCGCTATAGCTTTTGCAAAGTTATCTACATATTCTGCGTCTACAATGTTATTGTCAAATCCTGCTACTGCATTTAGATCGTCTATAGCAGTGTTAAAACTTGTAAGACCATCGTTTAATTCATCTATTAATGCTTCTTTTTGTGCTAATAATGAGTCAACATCTATATCATCTGCGCCTATATTTATTTGATCATCTATATCATCAATAAGTTTTTGTTGTTTTCTTTTGTATATAGAAACATCTCGTTGCATTTTTTGTATCATATTTGTATTGTCTACATACTCTCTACCTGCTTTTAGATCAGCTTGATTTAGTTCTTTAACTCTTCTCTCAAACATATCTAAATTTATTTCTGTATCAGCTTTACGCAATTTAACAGAAGGTAAACCAATATCTGCTTTTATACTTGCTAATAAATTTTCGTTAGGTATGTTAGAGTTTCTAGCACCACTTACTTTTATATTCTTGCCACCTTTTCTGTATGATTTACCTTCTAACAATACTGTACGCATTGCAGGTGTCATTCTAGGTAACAAGTCATATACAGCACGCCAGTATGCTTGTCTAAATACTGGTGACCTAGAAGCGTTATCTGTTCTTTGTCCCATAATCTCGTCAAACATTTTATTAACAAATCTCTCTATCCATTTTGTATCATCTAATACTGTGCCATCTATTGGTGCAGTTACATACTGTGGTAAATCTTCTATGTAATTATTAAGTATTGTGTCATAGTATGAATTTGCTGCTTTTCTCATACTCTTGTCATCTAATGTTGTAAAACCTTTACCAAATATTTTAAATAAATCATCTAGATCTTCTATGCCATCAAGTCCTTGACCTTCTTTTATAAGATACATAGTCTTACCTGCATGCTCTACAGAACTTGCTGCGTTCTTAATTTGTGCAGGTGTAAGCAATGCAGCGTCTGTCCATACACCTTCTGTTGCTTCTGTAGCAATATGTTTTAACTTACCTGTTGTAATCATGGCATATAGATCTTCATTACGTGGTTTATCTATACGTAATGGAAATGGATTTTTACCAAAATCTATATCTTCAAACTCTAATTTATTCATAAGATCTTCAAGTATTGTTACATCTTCGTCAAATGCACCACCTGCAGCTTGATGTAATCTTGCTTCTATAGATTTTGCGTAAGCATACCTACCACCTGCTGTAGACATAACATCTTCATATCTTGTACCGCCTTTTGCATATTCTTCTATAACACGTTTAGCTTTAGGTGATTTACCTTGTACCCATTCTTTTAATGCGTTTTGTCTAGCTTTAGGATTAGATTTATTTTTAAATAATAAGTCAAATAAATCATCTTGGTATATTTTTGCAACTTCATTTGTCCAACTTCTTACAAACTTGTTACCAGAAGCTCTATCACCTGTAGTCATACCACGTATAGCGTCAGCTCTGTCTAATACATCGTAATCATGTGGTCCTGCTTTTTTACGTCTACCTTGTTGTTTTCTTTGATTACGTGCAGCACCTCCAAATAATTCATCGTTATTATTAGCACCACGCATACGTGATGATCCTTGCTTCCACTCTAAACTCTCACCTAATGGATCACCTAACAAATCTTTAAACTCTACATTCTTTTGTGTCCATCGTTTTGCTTGTGCAGCTTCTTTACCTGCACCTGTAGCTTTTGCTAAACCTAAAGATAATATTGATAATGGTCTAGAAAATATGTTGTCATAACCTCTAGTAAACATACGTAGCTGTTCTTCACCTACAACACGTAATAACCATGCACCACGTAACAAAACAGCAGGTTTCCAGAACTCTGTGTAATACCAGTCAACTGTTCTACCAGTTATACCTTTTTGCATTTTTTTAGGATATTTAGCTAAAAAGTTATCGAATGCTTTTGTGCCACCCATTTTAGATCTAAGTATTGACATGCTATTCATAGCTTTTGCAAGCTGACCTGCGTCTGGCATAGGTATAGTTCTGTTAATAAACTCTGTAGTAAGGTGTGCGTCAGGCATTGCCTTCATCTTGCCTTCTACTGTTATAGGATTCATCTTCATACCTGGTTGTCTAACATTGTCACCTGTATAACCATCTATAAAATATTTACGCATATCGTCGATTGTTTCTTCAAAAATACGTGTAAATGTTTTAGCGTCCTGTACAGATACTTGTCCGTTTTCTACTAAATCTCTACCTGTTTCTTCTAACATGTTTACAGCTACTCTAAACAAACCTGCTTGGTCTCTATTTTTAAGGTTCATAGTATCTTTTAATATTGAGTCTTTTGTGTTTCTATTTAAATCTGTTTGATCTAACCATTTTTTTATTTGGTCAAATGATTGTTCTATGTTTTCGCTATCTAAATAACGTAAAGGTAAGTCTTTTGTATAGGTTGCCATAATACGTGCAGACCTAGAATTACTATCCATAAGTGCCAACTTAAATACTTTTTTAGCACCAAACAATGTCCCGGTACCTGTAGGTACGTTTGTACCTGCTATAGCTTCTGCTGTGCCACCTAAAAACCTACCTATAGCACCTACTGTAGGTCTTACATTGCCAAATGGCATATCTCTAAAACCTATAGCTCTATCTAGTAAATTAGCCATATCTATTATTTTTTCGTCTGCAGTTTTTGTAAAGTCTTGTGATACCTTCATAAACTCTTTTACAACGCCTGGATCTTTTATACCTGTAATATCCATAAATTTAGATTCTGACTCTATTTTTGATAAATACTTAACAAGTTTCATACCACCTGGATCTTTATTAAGATAATCTGTTACAGACTTAGGTGTAACAAAAGATAGTCCCCAACCTCTGTTTATCATACCTATTTCAGCTAGCTGTGCTTTAGTCATTTTTTCTGGATCTTTAAATCCCAGTTGTTTTATAAGATTATCACTAGGTCTTAGTATTTTTCTACTTTTTGCTGCTGCTGCAGCACCTAATGTAAGGTAGTTAGCAGGATCTAAAAACAATGCTTTACCTGCGTCTAGTACACCTGATATAGCGTTAAATGCGGTTGTACCAGGTTCTGACACACCTAATGCAACAGTTCTACCTAATGAGATAGGTGTTTGTACAGTTTCTCCTGTACCTAATGTTGTAGAAATATTAAACAAACCACTGTCTTCTTGCATATTTCTATCTATTTCTGTAATAGCAGAACCTAATTGATTTTGTATTATGCTTTGCGCACGTTGTTGGTCAAAACCAGATTGTATAAGATATTTGTATTCGTCATACATTTTACTGTTAGGATTGTCTGGATCAAACACTTCTGACTGTGGTAACAATCCATCACCTAAATTTACTTCTTTACCTTGTGCTAAGTTCTTAAATACTTGTTTTACTGTAGATTTACCAGATTGTCTGTATGCGTCTGCAAATGACAAGTTTTCTGCATTGTCACCTATTGTTGCTGCAATCATAGAGTTTATAGGTCTATCTACTGTTGTTCTGTATAAATCTTCTAATGCAAGCAAACCAAACCTTACTGCACCTTTAAGTGGATCAAATATCTTTTCTACAGTGTTTTTTTTGTTATGTTCTACGATTCTTTGTGACAATGTATTTAATACTTCTGCTTCTGGTTTTACCTGCAGCATTGTCAATGATGTAATAACATCTGGTGAAAAGTTAGGATATAACTGTGCTATTGCTGTAGCACGTTCTGCGTCAGCTTTATTTACAGCAGACTGCGCTCTTGTCCATTGTGTTTTTCTTTGTCGTAGCTCTTTGTATAAGTCTTGTTCTGACTTAGGATTGTCAAAATGATATACGCCCATTTTATCCGAATTGTTGTGGTGTTCTGTTTATCTTTTGTTCTGCAAATTGTAATAAACTAATTAACTCTTGTGATGGATTAATTTTTGCCATTGCTCTAATAAGCATTACATCATCAGGTTCTAATAACGATGATGATTCTTGTGCCATTGTAGATTGTGTATTTATAGGTAGGTCATCACCTCCTGCAAATATTTCTGCGGCACCTGCAGGCAATGTTGTTATTTCTGTTGATACTTCTTCTGGTGGTGCAGCAACAGTTGCAGGTGGTAATGTTACATTACCTTGTCTTACTTGATTAACTAAATCTGTTTCTTCACCTGCTGACTCTGTAACCATACCTCTAACATCTTCTATCGATGGTGCTGCGCCATCTGTTCTACGTGATAATCTACCTGGTCCGCTTACAGCAGCAGGTCTCTTGACACCACCTCTTCTACCTCTAGCTCTACTAGAATCCGTACTCATCAAAGTCCTCCTCTATTGGTTGTCCAAAAAAAATAAGTAAACCGTTTGGTATGTATTGCACAACCATACCTGTAGGCATAGGTGCTACTGTAGGTTCTCCTATTTCGTTTTCATAATCTAATATTTCTTCTGAAGCACGTTGCCATACATCAATAAGAGAGTTCTCGCATATATCTGCAAACTGCATATTCATTATTTCTCTATCGTATGGATTAGGCATTTTGCGCACCTCCTAATAATAATGATCGTATATCTGGTGCAGCGCCTGGTTGTGCGACTGCTTGTTGTGGTTGATCACCTATAAGTGCAGCTTCTGCTTCAGGTACTTCTGGATCTTCTGCTGTGTAAAATTTATCTAGTATCGATTGCATAGAGTTAGGATTTTTATATATCTGTACTAATGCCATCGTAGCTTTTGGATCACCTTGACTTGCTTGTACTTTTAGTGTCTCAAACAATGTACGTTCTGCTTCGTCTTTTAAGATTCTATCGTTTATCTTTTGTACATTG